GCGGCCCCAGATGTGAGAGCCGATCGCGGTGTGACCCTACTTCCCGTCGAAGATGTCGCTCCCGAACTCCTTGCGATAGAGAGCGTTCAGTGCCTTGAAGGCTTTGCGTTGCCCTTCGTTCATATCGGGCGGCTTATCAAACCCAGCCTTCGACTTCTTTGCCCTGATGTATATCTTCGCCGGGGGCTTCTTTTTGTTAAAGGCCATTAGGATCACCTCCTTTCAAATAGAGTATAGCACACTATACACACGTTGTCAAGCCACTAGAGCCAAATGCAGGGTTTTTGATACCGCAAGGTGGCTAATAGACTAAACGAAATAAATCTTTTTGGATAAATTGAGCCATAAGGCCGTCTCTCGGGGCGGCCCCAGTCATTAGGGAGGGAGAAAGAAATGCCGCTACCAAAACCGAAGGGTGAAGAAAGTAAGGAAGATTTCTTGTCGCGTTGCATGGGCGACAAGGTGATGGTTGACGATTACAACGATGAGGAACAGCGCTTTGCCATCTGCAATTCACTCTGGAAACAGAAGGCGAGTGCTAATGGCGAACCGGAAATCCGCAAATTTACCAATTGGGAAATGCGGAAGACGCCGGACGAGCTGACCCTCTCTGGATATGCCGCCGTCTTTGACCAATTGAGCGAAGACTTGGGCGGGTTTCAAGAGAAGATTCAGCGGGGAGCCTTTGCCAAGACGATCAAAGAGGGCAATGTCAAGTTTCAGGTCAACCACGAAGGGTTAGCCCTGGCAAGCACTTCCAAAAAGACGCTGATCGTGGAAGAGGATAAACAAGGACTCCGGGTAGATGTCCATCTCCCGATGGCCTCACCGGATGTGCAATCGCTCCACTATGCGATCCAGGCTGGCGGGATCGACCAAATGTCCTTCGCTTTCAACACGGTACAGGACGAATGGGAAGCGCTCGATACAGTCAACCCGATTCGAACACTGAAGGAAATTCGGCTCTATGAAGTGAGCGCGGTCAATTATCCCGCCTATCCCCAGACCTCCATCGCAGTAGCACGGTGCATTGTGCTCCAGGCGATCAGTGCCATGCGGAAGGGCAGAGTGCTCTCCGGAATGAACGAGGGCAAATTAAAGGAGGCCGTGGATGCGATCAATAGCGCCACTGCTTCCATCGCAGAGGTTTTAGCGCAGGTAAACACCGAAGAAGATTCCATCGTTGTGCCGGGAGTGGACTCCCACAAAACGGTGATCAATAACGTAGCACCGGCGAATCCGGTTAACCTGATCGAAGACGCCAAACGAAGGCTGCGATTAATCAGCCAATTGTGAAAGGAGAAACAAGTTGAACATTTTAGAACTACAGAAGAACCGAAACGATTTGATTGTTGAAGCTCGCTCGATCTTTGATGCCGCGGACAAGGACAAACGTGATCTATCGACTGATGAAAAGACAAAATTCGATCAGCTAATGGATCAGTCAGAAGCCCGTGCAGTTCAGATCGCACGATTGGGTAAATTGGAAGGCGCGGAGGTGGACCTTCGCACGATTTCCGTTCCCGCCACAAAGCCGATTCCCGCCGGAGTAAACAGCGGATTCAATTCCTTTGGAGAATTTCTCCAGGCCGTTGCGAGGGCTTCCGATCCGACAGAACGGATTGACCCGCGACTATTGGCCTACCGTGACCGGGAAGAGCGAGCCGGTACCGGCATGAGTGAAGGGATCCCAGCAGATGGTGGATTTCTTGTTCAGGTAGATTACGTCAACGAATTGCTGAAGAAAACATACGACACTTCCGTTATTGCCAGCCGTTGCCGGAAGATTCCCGTCTCCGCCAATTCCAATGGAATCAGACTGCCCTATATTCGTGAGACCAGTCGCATTGACGGTGCTCGCTGGGGCGGCATCCTGGCCTATTGGAAGGGCGAGAGTATCACAAAGTTAGCCTCGCAGCCTGATTTTGGACAGATCCAATTGGACCTGAAGAAACTCACCGGCTTGGCTTGGGCTACCGATGAACTCCTGCAAGACACCACGGCTTTGGGCGCCTTCATTTCCGGAGCCTTTACGGAAGAGTTCGCTTTCAAGCTCGATCACGAAATCCTTTGGGGATTAGGCGGTGGGCAACCGTTAGGTATTATGGTCGCTCCTTGCCTCGTTACCCAACCGATCGTCTTGGGTCAGGCAATCAATACCATCCTCTTCGAGAATATCGCGGGGATGTATGCCCGGATGTGGGGCAAGAGCCGACCGAACGCAGTGTGGCTCATCAACCAGGACATCGAACCTGAACTCTACGGCCTAGGCCTAGTGGTCGGTGTTGGCGGGGTTGCTGTTTACCTTCCGCCCGGTGGTCTCTCTGCGGCTCCCTACGGCACAATCTTTGGTCGTCCAGTAATCCCCTGCGAACAGTGCTCAACCCTGAGCGCCGTAGGCGACATCATCCTGGCCGACTTCTCGCAGTATATCTTGATCGACAAGGGCGGGATTCAGGGCGCTTCCAGCATCCATGTCCATTTCACCCAAGACGAAACTTGTTTCCGTTTTGTCTATCGTGTCGATGGTCAACCATGGTGGCCGGCTCCGCTGACCCCTCACTCCGGCTCTGGAAATACCCTGAGCCCCTTTGTAACTCTGGCCGTGCGGCCATAGAAAGGAGACAAACTAAATGGCGTATCCCTTTAGCCTTCCACAGAATTTCAAGATTGTGGAAGCCATTACCCCGCAAGTCGGGGCTGCCATCACTTCTGACTATGTGAGTTTGAAATATGCTCACAAAGCATGGGTGATTGTTATGATCCAACAGGCCGCGGTCAATAATGTCGCAATTACAATTGAGCAATCTCCGCTGGTTTCCGGCGTGGGCCACATCCCGATCGTGAACGCTGTTCCGATTTGGGTTTGCCTACGAGCCGAGGCATCGGATGCTCTGATCGAACAGGCCGCAGCCGTTGGCTATACAACCTCTGCCGATCAGTGGCATAAGATTGTGATTTTTGAGATTGATCCGGCACTATTCACGGACGGTTATGATGTTCTTTCTGTTGTAACCGCCGCGAGCAACGCTGGTAACCTCACTTCTGCGCTCTTTATTTTGGCGTCACGATACCAGCAAGACACTCCGCCAACCGTAATCATCGACTAGGTAAGCGCATTTGTCTGAGCGAAGCGCGTGATTTCTTGGGGCGGGGGGGAGCGGACCTGACAAAATTCGGGTGCATCCGTGTGAATCCCGACAATGATGGATTCCTATATCGGGTCACCCTCCCCCGCACCCCGCCAGATAAAGAAAGGTAGAAAAGCATGAAGACGAAATCTCTATGGACACAGGTCCCGAATTGTGGACCCAATCTTACCCTCATTGACCGGGATTATTCCCCGGCAGCCGGGGCATCGGTCTGGCATAACTGCCCTCAACTGGCGTTGCTGGATCCTTACGTTGGTTGGACCTTCTTCGAAGATTTCTTGGATATGCCATGCGATGATACTACCCACAACCCGACCGCATGGTCATATTCGGGGATTCATCCCAGTCAAATAACCTTCCCCATTTCTCTTTTGAGCGGCGTGATCCAACTCGATTCTGCCAATACCGACCTTGATGAAACATATATTCAGGCCGGACATTCCGTCACCGTTGCTCCGTTTGTGATTACAGACGCTTCCCTCAACCCCGTTTTCTTTGAGGCCCGCGTCAGGATGTTGGAGATTGCCGACCTTGGCGCGTTTATTGGTTTGGCGGAAGAGGGTTCGGCGGCTGCCGGCTTCTTAACGGACGCTACGGGTGTGTTAGTAAATAAAGATTTAATCGGGTTCAATATCCTTAACGCTTCTCCCACGGCTTGGAACTTCACCTATAAGGCGCTGGGTCAGGTTGTCTATACCCAGGCGAACGTGGTGGCAAATGATGGCGCGACTTGGGTTCGGCTTGGTTTCTATTTCGACGGCCTACATACCGTGCGAACCTACATCAACGGGGTTCTGAATGCTACCACTCACCTGACCAATGCTGCCACCTTCCCGACCGGCGAAGAGATGTCTCCGATTATCGCTGTCAAAACAGGCGAAGGCGTTTTGAAACGAATCCAAGTGGACTATATCAAAGTAGTTCAGATTCGGTAGGCTGCCATGAGAACAAAAGTTATTTGGACTCAAGTTCCAGCAAGGGGTCCCAACATGGTTTTTGCCGACCGGGACTACTCCCCTTACACGGGCGCGAGTGTATGGCATAATTGCCCTCAGATCGCCCTACTGGATCCGACTGTTGGCTGGATATTCTACGAGGACTTTCTTGCCCTTCCCTGCGACGTTACCCTGCACGACCCCACTGGTTGGACGATGCAAACCGATATTGCTCCCGGTGGCGGTCCGATGACCTTTCCCGTCAGTTTTCTCGGCGGGGTAGCATCTGTTACCACTGGCGGGGCAGCGGACAATGATGAAACCTATTTCCAGGCCGGGCACAGTAAAACCGTCGCTCCGTTTTGGATGGTGGATGCTTCGGCCAGGGCATTGTTTTTTGAGTGCCGCGTTATGGCGGCCCAGCATCTATCCAATAGCATCTTTGTCGGCCTAGCGGAAGAAGGCGCTTGTGCTGCAAACTTCCTGTCTAACGATGATGGTGTTATTGCCGACAAAGATTTTATCGGGTTCAACATCCTTGACGCTACGCCTGCCGCATGGAATTACACCCACCGATTAAGCGGTCAAGTAGTTGTGACCCAGGTCGGGGTGGCCGTGAACGCAGACGATTGGCACCGATTCGGATTCTACTTTGACGGGTTGCATACTGTTCGGCTCTACATCGACGGTGCTCTCAATGCGACTACCTATTTGACCAGCGCGGCTACATTCCCCGCTGGCCAGGAGATGTCCCCCATGATTGCGGTCAAAACCGGCGCCGTTGCTGGCAATGCCAAAATCGTTAAGGTGGATTATTTCAAAGTGGTTCAAATCAGATGATAAATGGCTACTAAAAAGAAGCCACAAACACGACCAGCAATGGTTATGAAGCAAGCGGAGGGGCCATCTGGCCCCTCCCCCATTTTCGTGCGAGCCATGGTGAAGATGATCTATGGCGGCAAAACTATTTTTCCTGGTAACGCAATGGCCGTCGCCCCAAAACTGGCAGAAGAGTTGATCAAAAAAGGGATGGCGGAATGGGGAACGGCAAAAGAACGCGCTGTCTTGGAACCGGAGGAACGTCGATGAGCTACGGATTAAAACTGAAAACCCCCGGTATCCTGCAACCGATCTCATTAGCGGAAGCCAAGGCACACATGAGAATCGATCCAGTGCTCGAAGATACCGAGATGGATGTTATGATCGATGCTCTGATCAAGGCGGCACGTGAGTATTGTGAATCTTATCAAAACCGCTCCTATATTACCCAAACCTGGCAACTCGTTTTGGATTGCTGGCCTTCGGTAGATTACATTGATTTAGCGCGGCCCCCCTTGGTAAGTGCCGGCATCACCTACATTGATTCCGCCGGTTTTTCACATACGATGCCCATTGCCGATTACATTGTGGATACTACCTCCTACACCGGGCGGATCGTTCTGGGATATGGCGAAGTGTGGCCTACAGAAACGCTACGGCCTGGGGCTGCGATCACCATTGAGTACATCGCCGGTTATGGCGCAACCGGATCTACCATTCCCTTTACGGCGAGGGCGGCCATGTTGTTATTAGTTTCCCACTGGTACGAAAACCGGGAAGCGCTGGGAACGGCTGGCAATGAAATCAAGTTTGCCGTCTCCGCTCTATTGGATATGAACAAGGTCTATTGATGGAAGCCGGAAAACTTCGCCAACGGGTGATCCTCCAATCATTTGTGGCAACACGTGACGCTTACGGCGAACCGATTGAAACGTGGTCAACAGTTGTCACTCTTTGGGGGGCGGTAGAGCCATTGACCGGGCGGGAATTCTATCAAGCGCAGCAAGTCAACGCCGAGATAACTTATAAAGTGCGAATTCGCTACCGGACGTTGACCAACAGCAGAATGCGATTTCTGTTGGGAACGCGGATATTCGAGATCCTTTCCATCGTTAATGAAAACGAACGCAATCGAGAGTTGATCATGTTGTGCAAGGAAATCCCAGCATGAGCCAGGCAGTCTGGATGGCCCTAAATAAGTTCAAGCCGACCGCGGAAGAAATGGTCGGTAAGTTTGCCGAGGCCGCGGAAGCCGCTGGTAAGGTCCTTGTTTCTGCTATGAGCGAACGAGCGCCCAAACGGACCGGTGCACTATCGCGGGGAATTGTGATAGAGCCGGAGAAAACTGAGTCCGGAATATCGGTGAAGGTTGGCCCCGGCACATCTGTTTTCTATGGCCGCTGGGTTGAATTGGGGGTTCAATCAGGACCGCGGGCGAGACCGGCCCAACCTTTTATGCGCCCGGCGATGGATGAATCGAGAGGACAAATCCTGGCAGCGGTGAAGAAAGTGCTGAAAAAATGAGCTTAGAAACCGAGATTGTTCAGACATTGCAGAATCATCCGGGGATGGCGGCATTGGTGGTAACGCGGATCTACCCGATGTTGATGCCGCAGAATCCCACTCTTCCGGCGATCGTCTATCAGAAGATCAGCGGGCCGCGCAGTTATTCCCATTCCGGCGATCAGAACTTGACCTTTACCCGCTATCAATTCTCCTGCCGGGCACATACTTACGCGGGCGCGAAGGCACTGGCCGCGCAGCTGCGGGATTGTCTGAGCGGACGGAAATATGGCGTAATTCGGGCGTCGTTCTGTGTAAACGAACTAGACGATTACGATCCCATATCAAAGGATTTCCGCATCATTGTGGACTTCCATTTTTGGGTTGCTGAGGCATAGGAAGGATAGAACATGGCTAGAGTAACACTCACACCGATTGCAGTACCGGCAGCTTATGCCACAGCAGCCGTGGCGATTGTATGGACGGCTGCAGACGTGGCACTCAAAAACCAATTTGTAGGGACCGGACGGGAGATTGTCCTAGTGCAAAATGCGGATGCGGGCGCTACGCACACGGTGATCATTACATCCGTGGCGGATCCGTACAACCGCACGGGCGACATAACGCAAATCGTGGCGATCTCCACCTTTATGACATTCTTCATTGTGCCGATCACCGGATTCCTCCAAACGGATGGCTTTGTTTATCTCGAAGGCGACAACGCAAATCTAAAATTTGCAATATTGCGGCTGCCATAGGCGGGCGCGAAAGGAGTAAGAAATGGTAACAGGCGCAATTGCAGCGATTGGCTGCAAATTACAGATTGGGGCTACGGACATTGTGGAGGTCACGAATATCTCTGGACCTTCGCTGACACTGGAGACCGTGGATGTCACGAATCATTCCAGCACAGAGGCGTGGAAAGAATATTGCGCTACCCTGCTGGATATGGGCGAAGTGACATTTGACATCTCCTATATTCCCACCACGGCAACTCACAAAAACACTGCTGCAACGGGTTTGATCGGTATTTTGGTGAGCCGAGTGGTGGCGGCATTCGGAATCCATTGGTCCGATGTTGGAGCTACCGAGTGGACCTTTAATGCTTTCGTTACCAAGTTCACCCCTAGCGCCCCAGTGGCCGATAAATTGAGTGCGGCAGTCACGCTGAAAATCACCGGCAAATACACCGCCTTGGCGTAAGGCCGAGGGAGAGGAGTGATATATGGTAGTTCTCACAGATGGGATGGCTGCGTTTGGCACATTCCTACAGATTGATAAGGGCGGAGGTGGTTATGTAACTATTGCTGAGGTAAAGAATATCAGCGGACCTTCTCTTTCCGTGGATACAATCGATGCCACCAGCCATGGATCAACGGACAAGTGGAAAGAATGTATTGCGGGAGCTCTCGATGCGGGGGAAGTGACGTTTGATATTTCCTTTATCCCGACCGAGGATACTCACGATTACGTCGTTGGCTTGATCCATGACATGACGGACAAGACGCTGCGCGGGTTTAAGGTTATTTGGTCCGATCCCGTCCTTCCTGCAATAGGTACTACCTGGGGGTTCTCTGCCTTCATCACCAAGTTTCCACCGGCTGCGGCTGTGGCGGATTCTTTGAATGCCTCCTGTACGCTGAAGATTTCCGGAAAGCCGACGTTAGTATAATGCCGAATATTGTACCTTCGGTAACGATTGAATTGGGCGGGAAGGTTCGCCATCTCCGGTTTGATTTCAACGCGATCTATTGGATTAAGGAAAAAGCGAAGATCGATTTCCTTTTAGGAATGAAGAATCTTTCCACCCCAGAGATGTTCCATATTTTGCCGATTGTGATTCAGGGTTGTCTTATGACGGAAAGTAATCACCCAATCGAGGAAGTCAGATCCTGGTTATATCCGGGGAATATCGAGGAAATAAGCGCAAAGATCAAGGAATTGATCGACATCAGCACCCCGCACGGGGAAGGGGAGGCATCGAAGGATGCAGACCCTTTACTTGGGGAGAAGTCTGGTCAAGTGGACGGCATCTCCTCCGACTAAGCGAGGAAGAATTCTGGCAATTGACCCCGTTGGAGTTTGATCTCATGTTTGAGCGTTATCTTGATGAGCGCCGACATGGGGATCGCCGGGCAGCGCTAATTTCTTTCGTGATGTGGAATTGTTGGGCAAAGGAAAAAAAATCTTTCGAGGACTTCATGCTCACGCCAGAACGGAAACCCAAGAAGAAACAAACGGTCAAGGAAATGCTTTTTATTGCTGAAATGCTGACCGCCGCGATGGGCGGCCAGGATTTGCGCAGGAAGGCGGAATAATGGGCGCTGAGAATGAGATAGCAAATTTATTTATCCGGATCGAAGTCATGGAGAAGGAACTGAAAGCCTCCATGGATCGGGCCGAAAAGACCGTCCAAAGGGCTGCGAATACCATGACCGACAAGATCAAGGGATTTGCCAAAGGTGTCGGTTCCATGCTGGGTACGATCTCCGTCACTGTGATCGGTAAAGAGATCCTATCGCTCGGAAAGGCATGGGATACTGTGCAATCCGACTTTGCGAAGAACACTGGATTGATGGGGACAGATTTGGACACCTATCTCGGTTTGATCCGAAAGCTGCATGGGTCCACTGATTTGGCATTAGAGGATGCCGGAAAACTGATCGAAACTCTACACAACAAACTGAATCTCTCCGCTGAAGAAGTCGATGCCCAGATGGGAACCTGGGAAGCATTTATGGATGTTTTCGACGCCAGTCCAGAAACCATCGAGGCACTTGATAGGGTGATGACTAAGTTTGGCGATACCACCTTTGAAACCAAAAAGAAGTTTATGGATATTGCCCAAACCTTAAGAACTGATACTAATATGTCAATGGATGATTTACTGGGCAACATCAACTCCGTTGCCGCGCAGTTGGTTCCATTGGGATTCACGTTATCTCAGGCCGCTGGTTTCGTTGGTTCATTGGCTAAAGCAGGATTTGATGCATCCGAAGTAACGATGGCCTTGAATACCGCCCTTACCAGGATAAAAAAGCCAGAGGATTTGTTTGCTATCTTCGAAGCGATCAAGAATGCTCCTACCGAACTTGAAGCAGTAAATATTGCCATTGAAACATTCGGGCAGCGAGGCGGTGCAAAGTTGGCAGCGGCTTGTCGTCAAGGTGGATTGGACATTGACGGATTCACCACAAAGATAACAGCGAACGAAACCGCATTCGAGGATGCAGCCAAGGCGAATGAAGAGAAGTTTCAAGAGAAGCTAGGCGGATTGATGAACAAACTGCAAGAGGTGGGAATCACCATTGGTACAGCTTTAATCGATGGTTTGAAGTGGTTGATGGATACATTCTCGTCTTCCCCCACTTGGGTGCAGATAATGATCGGTTCGATCATTGCGGTGGGCGCTGCTATTGCACTGGCCATGAGCGCAAACCCGATTACGCTCATCATGGTAGCAATTGCCGCGTTTATCGCTATTGTGGGCGTGATTGTCGAGAATTGGGAGCCGATCAAACAATTCTTCCTGGATCTATGGGGCTCGATCACGGGTTGGGCGACCGATACTTGGCAGACAATTAAGGATTGGGCTATCGGGACATGGGACTCGATTGTCACCGCCTGGAACGCAGCAGGTAATTTCTTCACGGGGATCTGGGACGCGATCACGGGAGCGTTCA